CCGACAAAGGCTTTAAAATGGTTACCAAAACGCACCAATGATAGTGATAAGGTCTTCCCCATCTTGAGCAAAGAAATGACACGCAGATATGTACATGCCTGGGCAGAAGATGCCGGCATTGCTAATAAAAATGTCACATTCCACGTCAGTAGGCATACGTATGCAACCATGTTGCTGACATTTGGTGCCGATCTCTATACTGTTTCAAAATTACTTGGACATACGAGTATACGCCACACTCAGCGATATGCTAAAATCGTCAATAGCTTGAAAGATGATGCTATTTCAAAACTTGATAACCTTTAAACTAATTACTCCTCAACTATGGCAAAAGTCAGGACCAAGAAAATCGGGAAAGAACCGATTAAACTTCGTGCAAAAACTTTGAATGATGGTACACAATCTCTATACCTTGATTGCTACTTCGAAGGCAAACGTAGCTATGAATTTTTAAAATTGTACTTGGTGCCCAGTTCAAGTCCGCTCATCAAATCACAAAATGATGCTACACTGAGTGCGGCTAACGCTATCAAGAATAAACGTCTGTTAGAATATACTAACAATAGAGCCGGCCTCATAAATACATCCACTCTTGCAAAACAAAAATTGCGCGATTGGATGGAGACATTCCGCAAAGCTCAAGCGAAGAAAGGTGTGAAGGACCATAATCTAATTTATAGCACTATTCATGCACTATCTCAATACAATATTGATATTCAATTGAGAGTTATAAATCGCAAATATTGTATCGGTTTGACTAATTTCTTGCGCAACGATTATCTTACAGAGCGCGGTGAGCATTTAATGCCATACACAGCTATCAATTATTTGGCCTGTGTTCGTAATGCACTAAACATGGCAGTGCGCGAAGGTATCTTGTCTGTTAATCCCTTCAATCAATTATCTGCACAAGATAAAATCAAAACGCCGGAGAGCAAGCGCGAGTACTTGACCATCGAAGAAGTGCGTCGCCTTGAAGAAACTCCTTGCGAATATGAATTTGCGAAACGTGCATTTCTGTTCGGCTGTTACTGCGGACTTCGTATCAGTGACATCCGTAGATTGAAGTGGAGTGACTTGATCAAAGATGGCAACAACTATCGCATCAACATTGTCATGCATAAAACACAATCTCCGATTTATCTTCCTCTTTCTAAGAAGGCCATCAATTGGGTTCCGGTGCGCAAAGACTTGAGCGATGATGCTTTGTTGTTCCCCTGCTTACCAAAACAGATTAGCGCGCCATTGTATCTATCTGCTTGGGTGAAGGCCGCCGGCATAACCAAACGAATCACATTCCACGCGAGTAGGCATACGTTTGCAACCATGATGTTGACTTTGGGTGTCGACCTCTACACTGTCTCCAAATTGTTGGGTCATTCCAAAGTAGAGACTACACAGATTTATGCAAAGATTATCAATAAGAAGAAAGATGATGCCGTTAACCTCATAGATGAAATGTTCGATAACGCCTAAAAGGTAATCATGTAAACTTACAATTACAATCCGATTTATATTTAGTGCCTGTATCATGTGGATGATTCAGGCATTTTTATTGTGCCATATGAATCATGAAATATCTGTCCAAATTTGCCATTCAATGTATGCTTGAATATATGATTCGCTTCTGAGTGTGTAACTTACGTTAAGAATACAGTCATTTGCAGATAAAAAATTGGCTTATAAACAAAGTCCAATTATCTTTGCCGCCGTTTTGAAGAACACACACTTCAACAACTTAAAATTCTAACCAATCTAACTAATATGACAACAGCAAATTTTCACAGCGCCGGAGCCGAAACATCATCCGTTACGATTGATGCGGCTACCATCGAAGATATGCAGAAGCGTATCTCAACTTTGGAGAACATGATCTATCAAACCAAAGAAATCTTCACGCTGGAAGAGGCTGCACTTTACATCGGTGTATCTCGTTCTCAAATGTACAGACTCACTCACCTTCACATGATCCCATTCTACAAGCCTTCCGGCAAACTCGTGTTCTTCGAGAAGTCCGAATTGAACAAATGGCTTCGTCAAGATCAGGTGAAATCTGATGCTCAATGTGAAGTTGAATAAGCTAAACTCAACCATCAACTATGGCAAAAGTTAGAACCAAGAAAATCGGGAAAGAGCCGATTAAACTCCGAGCAAAAACTTTGAAAGATGGTACGCAATCGCTATACCTTGATTGCTACTTCGAAGGCAAACGTAGCTATGAATTCTTAAAACTTTATTTGATTCCGGGTGTAAGTCCGGCCATCAAAGCGCAAAACGATGTAACACTGAGTGCGGCAAATGCTATCAAGAATAAACGAATGTTGGAATTTACCAATAACAGAGCAGGTCTAATGAATACATCTGTACTCGCCAGACAGAAGTTGCGCGATTGGATGGAGACCTTCCGCAAAGCTCAAGAGAAGAAAGGAACGAAGGACCAGAAACTAATTCCTAGTACCATCCGCGCATTGTCTCAATATAATATCGATATTCAACTGAGAGATATTAATCGCAAATACTGCATCGGCTTTACAAATTTCTTGCGCAATGAATATCTCACTGCACGCGGAGAGCATTTAATGCCGAATACCATCATCAATTACTTGGCCTGTTTCCGTAATGCACTAAATATGGCAGTGCGCGAGGGTATCTTGTCTGTTAATCCCTTCAATCAATTATCTGCACAAGATAAAATCAAAATTCCGGAGAGCAAGCGCGAGTATTTGACTATCGAAGAAGTGCATCGTCTTGAAGAAACTCCTTGCAAATTTGACTTCGCGAAACGAGCATTTCTATTCGGCTGCTACTGCGGACTTCGCATCAGTGACATCCGTCGATTGAAGTGGAGTGACTTAATCAAAGATGGCAACAACTATCGCATCAACATTGTCATGCACAAAACACAATCTCCAATTTACCTTCCACTTTCAAAGAAAGCGATCAAATGGATTCCTGAACGAACAGACTTGAGTGATGATGCTTTGTTGTTCCCCGGCTTACCAAAACAGATTAGCGCGCCATTGTATCTCAATGATTGGGTGAAGTCTGCCGGCATCACCAAACGAATCACATTCCACGCGAGTAGGCATACGTTTGCAACCATGATGTTGACTTTGGGTGTCGACCTCTACACTGTCTCAAAATTGTTGGGCCATTCCAAAATTGAGACTACACAGATCTATGCAAAAATTATCAACAAGAAGAAAGATGATGCTGTCAGTCTCATCGATGAAATGTTCGATTACGCCGAAAAGTAGTCATGTAAAATCCGATTGCAACTTAATCACTGACTCGATATCTAATCCAAAAATTCAATCATACAATTACATAACCGTACAACGAAATTTTTTAATTAATTCTATGCACAACACACTCCTTACAATTGATGAGGCTAGTGAGTACTTGGGCTTCAAGAAGTCCTACCTTCACAAGCTGATGATGAGGAAGGAAATTCCTTACTACAAACCTAACGGCAAATACTGCTTCTTTGACAAAGATGATCTCGACAATTGGCTTCGCAGAATCCGCATTCCATCTCAGGATGAAATCGATGAGCAAGCTGTCGCTTACATCACTCGCAAGAATGTTTTAGGCAAGTAAGAGCACGATTGCCGATAAATCAATCTAAAAGTGTACCGTCACTATAACCGGAGAATATTATTATGGGAAAAATTTTGGTTTCGCCCGTTGCGAATTGCAGCGCGGAAACTCCTGCCATTGCGTACAACCAGTGGCGGTTGATGGAACTTCCATTCGGAAGTCATGTAAACTCTATCGGAACATCAATTCAAACTAATTCAACTGCCGTATGAGTACACGCAAGTACAACAAAATTTTATCTTCGCATCTCAAGTCTGTATCACTTGAGTTGTCAAGCGATGCAGTCGATTGGCTTGCATCGACAATCGTCAACAACGATGGCGAAGTGATCTGCAACTTCACATTGTTCTACGATCTGCTATGTCGTATGCGTACCAAGCCGGGTGCTGATGAATCGTTTCGCCGTCCTATCACCCTTCCATTAGGTAAGTTCCAATTCTCTGAAGAGGGACTTGCTGATGACTGGAAGCTCGGACGAAAGCGAGTAAGACGCATCATTCAGGAGATGTCCGAGCTTCGCCTCATCAGCACTAGTTCATCACGCACCGCTTCGAGCGGATCTATTGACTGCGTTGCATTGTGGGTAGGCCTGAATGGCAAGACCAATTCTAACGCGTCTAAGACGTCAGGAAGGGGATAATTCGGCTCTTGGAGCCACTGTTATTAACGTGTACGTGTCCAGAAGCGCTTTGACCGAAGGGCTGTTTAAATGAAGGGATGTTGCAAGGTATGCCTAGGTACTACCTTTCCTGCGGAAAAGTGTC